ATAATTTTCAGACATTTTTTAATCCTCCTATGTAGTAGTCTCTACTAGTAATATAGCAGTACTTAGTTTATCTATCTTTATTATAGCATAGAAAAAAGCTACTACATGAGTAGCAGCTTAGAACTTATATTGGTAGTAGCCGAAGCTAGCAGATTGAATTTTAGGGTTATAATTCTTTGCTTGATACAGCAATGCGTACGGAGAGGATAGCTTGTACCCTTTTGATTTTAAATGCGTAAAGATTTCAGCCGATTTAGCAGGTCTTCCTATCTCCTTTAAGAATAGCATAATCTCCTGAGCGATTGTTTGTACATCTCTTCGAGTAGATTTGCGTTCTCCTTTTTTAAGGGATTTTTTATATTCCTGATCTTTTGTTAGCTCTTTTGCATGATTATAATTAATTGGCTCTGGGTCAACCTCTCTCTTTAAAGGTTCAAAAAAGCGCTTGTTAAACCGTTCAACAGCCTCTTCTAGTGATTCTTTTTTCATCTTTTGGATTTCCTGTGTGTTTGGTTTAACTTCCTCTACAACAGGCTCCTCTTCTTCTGTTGACGGTTCTTCAATTAACTTTACAATATCTTCTGCCGGAGTTACTTGAACTTGGTTGACTACCTCTGCCTGAACAGGATGTACATTATCAATTTCGTCTAATTTACTTAAACGTTGGATAGTAGATTTGTACTCATCCATTAACTTGTCCATTTGTTCCGCATGTCTAGCTTCCTGTCGTGCTCTTTCTTCTTTGATGTAGTCGATATATTCTTCTAGTGCTTTTCTCTCTGTAAATGTTACACTCATTTATTATGTCCCCATCCTTTTAAAATTTTCTCCATTTTAACGCTCTCTTGTTCTCTTAGTCTCATTTGAGATTCAACGTACTGCTCGAATGTCATGTTTTGAAGTTTACGGAACTCTATTGCAAACTGTTCCAGCAGCTCTTCAGTCAGTCGCTCTCTTAGTGCCATGTCACCAACTCCTACTAATTAATTTACTGTATTAGTATAAAACTAGATTTTCTTTAAGTCAACATCAAATTTTAAATAAAAAAAAAGACACCCACGAAGGATGTCTCTCTACTAATTTAAGATTGTTACTTTGACTGTTTTGATTCCGTATGCCATAGCAGATGCTTGATCTGGAATGAATACGTCAATACGATTACCTTTAATTGCGCCTCCCGTATCCCCTGCGATAGCTGTTCCATATCCTTCTACATATACTTTAGAGCCTAATGGAATAACTCTAGGGTCTACCGCAATTACCTTTTGGTTAGGGTTAGCTTTCAGATTAATGCCTGTATATGTAACTCCTGAACACCCAGCGCAATTTGCTGTGTATGCTGTAGCAGTCATTGTCATTGTTTTTCCGCTAGGTTGTGCTGCTGGAGCTGTTGCTGATTGTACTGGTGCAGTAACTGTTGTTCCTTTTAATTTAGCTAGTAAAGTTAAGTTCTGACTTGCAGTTCCTTTATACCCTGCAATACCGTTTTGTACTGCTAGCTGTGATCGATGAGCAAAACTATAGTCCTCACCTTTTACATATAAATAATCTACTACACTTTGATTCTCTGCTGCTGAAGCTGCAATGCCTCCTCCGAAAAGAATACCTAGTGTAGCCGCCCCTGTTACTAAAATCTTTTTAAGTCTCATAATAGTCTTGCCCCTCTCTGGTCTTTTACATTACTATACTAATGTAACACACTTAATAGCAAAAACCCGGAATGTTACAGTATTGTAAACGAACTGTAACATATAGGAAGCTATATGAAAAAAAAAGACACCCAGAAGGATGTCTTGATATTCTTAACTAAATCATTGTTAAGTTGTGTAAAAGAGTTACATAGAAATAGAATGTACCGGACGTACTACCAACAGGCGTTGCTAATAGCTGGTTATTTGTTGTATCTATAGAGAATGTAAAACTTGGATGGTTTGCACTTCCACCAGAAACTAGACCGCCATCTGATATTTTATTAACATGACTATTAACAATGTGTTTTCCAATATGAAGAATATATGACGCTGTATTTCCAGTTAATGAGTCTGTATTACTAGCCCTTACAATGGCTTGACCGTCATATTGCGTTGTATCTCCATTATCAGAACCTAGCGTACAAATAGGTGTGTTTGGAGCTGTAATGTTTTTAAAGAATTTTCTTTCTCTAATTCCTACAAAACGATACGGCGTTAAACCTTTGTTGTAAATATCCAACCCCTGATGAATATTACCAACAGTAACAATTTTCTTTGAACTTCCGTTTGTGTCTGGTGTATATAAAGCATAATGGGTAATGGAAGATAAAGCGGTCGTTCCGTAGTAACTAGGCGGTGTTGCACTATAATCTATATTGTTTCCTATCACATTAACTTCGCCGTTTTGGTCTATTGTAATACCATGTTTAGTAGGATAAGTGATAACGTTATTTGAAATGGTTCCTTTGTGCGAGCTAGTTCCACTTATATTAATTCCATCGGAAGGCTCACGCTGTCCGCACCATGCAATTAGATTATTTCCTACTGTGAAACGTTTTGCGTTGACTAGTTTAACTGCGTCCTTACCTGCTTCAAAAAAGTTATTATTAACGACAATAATCCAATCAGACTGACCGCCAATGTAAACGTTAAACTCCTTTACTTGGTCTTGTGTAGCATAGTTAGGAAAGAAACATGTATTTCCTTCTACTACCAGACCGTCCATCGATTCACAATACACATGACTTTTTTTAGCTACGTTAATGATGTTGTTTGTAAAATGACAATCGTTTGTAATCATCCATGATGTATTGCCACCCTTTGAAACATAGAAAGCATAGTTAACATTAAAGAAATGATTGTCGTCTATAATGATCTGACCAATAGAATGATCTGCCGCACCTGTTGGTGGATTGGATATAATTGTTTTGTCACAATTTTTAAATACACAATTTTTTATCGAACCTCGTCTAGCCCTTCTGATCTCAATAGCATTCCTTGTCAAGTCCACATTATCAAACATGACACCTGTTACATCGAAAATCATTTCTGGAATAACTACTGGAGCGTCAATGATGATCGTTCCTTTTAACGTTCCTTTACCTGTTATCTTTACATCTTTTTTTCTTACATATAACTCGCCAAAATTAAACGATTCACCAGAAGGAACATGGAATTCCCCTCCACTTGGAACAGAGTCGAGTGCCTTTTGAAGAAGTAGAGTTTCGTCTGTACCGTCACCCTTAGCTCCTGCCTCTTTTGCATTAACAAAGTATTTTGTATAGCTTTGTTTTTGAGATATGTCTTCAATCTTTTTATTCGGGTCTGGGAAATTATCATATAGATTATCTCGGAAGATATTTGACATTGTTTTGCCTCCAATCTTTTATGTAGTTCCTGTATAATATAGCATTTGTATACACTAAAAAGACACCCTTTTGGGTGCCTAGATAATCTTATGTTTTGATAGGAACTGAATGATTTTATCTTTGACCTCTCTATCGGATAAATAGTAGGGGAGTCGTAATAATTCAGTGTTATCTCGTTTATTTACATAATTGTTTTTCATTCTGTCTCGAGCTTGGGTCTTTTTTAGTCCCTCTAATCCTCCAAAGTAATCAACAGGCTCAAAGTGCTGTATACCGTCATACTCTATAAACAACCCTTGAATATAAAAATCAAAGTATAAGCGTCTTCCCCCTACAACAACTTTATACTGTGTAGTAAAATTATCTCTACCAATCAATTCCTCCAGAATGGTATATACTAAAGTCTCACCTTTACTATTCCTACATACAGAGCATCGTTGCCCCTGATTAAAACTCTTCAATGTCATCGGAAATAAATGCCCTTTATCACACCTAATATGTAGTTTATCGCTAGCTCCTGTATATTTATCTGAAACTAGGGTATACCCTGTAAGCTCAATAAGAGATTTAACTTCAGAATACACATACCTATTAGAGGTAGCTCTTTTAATAGTCCCACAGGTCCCACACCCATCTCCTCTATTATTAAACGCATAAAACCTTATACGGCACGTATGTCCTTCTGGACAAAGCATATTAAGATAGCTATGGGCATTTTTATAATTTGAATCTAATAGCGTATAACCTCTAGACTCTACGATTTTCTTAACGTCTTTTAAAGTATACTTAGCCTTTCCTGAACAATACTTACATCGAGCTCCTGTCTTAAAATCATTCCATTTCATCGGAAATACATGATCGTTGGGGCAACGTATGTCTAGTTTAGTTAGAGCGTTTTTATACTCCTTACTAAGTAAGGTAAAACCTTCCTCTGCAATATATTTTCTTACCTCTTCAATATTCAGCTTAGCAGGCATAGTTATCTTCTCCTATCTATAAGTATATGATAATTATACCCTATAACTAAAATATGTAAACAAAAAAAAAAGAACCCTCTATTAGAGAGTTCTTTATTCTCTATCTTTAACCTCTGACGTTAGCAGATGTTAGGAAATAGAAACGTGCAGACTCTGAACTGATCTCCCCTACGCTTGTTGATTCTGAGTAGGTATCAATACTACAGCCTCGATAAGCGACAACCACTTCTTGAGTGTAATTATCGTAGAGAACGATGTCCATAATATCCATTTGTAGAACTTCTTCTCCAAGAGCCGCAAAGCCTAGAGAAGCTAAGTTCTCTTTCTTCATACGGAAACGTTCTACTGTTACAGAACCTTCATAACGTAAGTAGACGTGTTCTTGAGGCATGATAGAACCGATTTGGTATACCCCTGTAGTACCGAAACTACGTTCCGCAGAGATTGATTGAGCT